AATCAGACGGCATCCTTTTACATGCTCGACCCCACGGGTACCGTCCCCATTGAACCGATTGCGGATATCGTCCCCGGTATCACTCCATTTAGACAAACAATGGATGTTATCGACAATGAGACGTTTACTTCCAATTACCGAGTGACTAGAAACTCCCTACAGGATTTCTCCGACGTAACCCCTAACGTACATGCTGAACTAAAACAACTGGTAGTACAAGGCACCCTAACCGCCAATGGCCCCCTAAGTCTTATCGGTGTACCACCACCCCCTACGTTCGGATTGAGATTTGATTTACTACGGTTGACCTTTCTTCAAAACCTAGCAGAGCAGAGAAGGCCGATTGCCTGTATTACACCACGGGTGTCTCTCCCCCAATGTTTTATTGCTAGTCTCCAACATAACTACAATCCTTCCCTTGGGGCAAGTATCAGCGTCTCTGTCACTTTAATCGAGGCTAGAATCGCATCACCATTCACTACTCAAGCTATCCCAGACACGCAATCCTTGGCACCAGGGAACTATGGTGTAACAGGTGGGGGGGAACAGAGCGTGACTCCGGCCACCAACGTCTCCGCACAGCCAAACGTAGTGCCACAGGCGGCACCTATCCTCAATCCTTTCGGGTGACCTTTAATAGATCGCTACCAGTCTTACCAGCCCTATGCCGATACATGAGCGTACCATATTTGATGCCAAGTTCCTTGCCCCATTGGGCGAGGGTTTGGGTACGTCCATTGTATTCGATCAGGGTGTTTCTACGAGTATTGTTGGATTGTTCCTCTCTAGTTGCCCAACGGCAATTGCCAGGGTCATATCCCTTCGAATTATCAATGCGGTCAATACTGTATTCAGGGCCGGGTTTATTCCCCATGTCCTCCAAGAAGGCATCGAAGGAATCGCGCCAACGGGCGCATACCGTGATACCACGCCCACCATAGTCAGGGTTGTTCAAGTCGTTACAGCGGGTGTTCATAGCCTCCCAGTTACGATACTCGGGCTTATCCACAGAACCCGTACTGGACTTCACAGAATGAGACTCGGACAAAAGCTCCTTGGTTATACACCCGCAAGAGCGTACCTTACCTCCAAACCCCAACAGGGAATCCTTGCGAATACTCTTTTCATTGTTACAGGCGAGACAGACACACCTAGCCCACCATCGCTTGTCTACCCTAAACTCATGCAAAATAATCAGGCAGGATTCGGGATGGATAGCTTGAATCTTGGGTTGGGCACTCATATCGTTTCTACGCCAATAGGAGGATAAAGGTAAATGCCACTATACGAGATCACAGTCAACCTAGAGCCTACTGGCCATGCTAGTTCCGTTGTGTTCCTAGATGGATCTGCATACAGGTTCGAGATCTATACTAACCGATGGGACAATGGGATTTATTTCGATCTCTACGACAATCAAAACACCCCATTGGTTATTGGCATCGGATTAGTTGCAGGGGTGGATATGCTTTACCCTTATCGTTCCCTTCCAGTGCCTCCAGGTCAGTTATTCGTTTATTCCCAAGGCAATACAGATGAGACTAATGTCAATGGTGCAATAGGAGTAGTGACTCTTATTGACCCCTCACTTAATGCATTCTCTAAAGATGTTGCTACCTTGTATTATTTATCAGTCACATGATACCATTTGTCAAATTCAGTCAGGTATCAGCCCTATTGCTGTTACCAATAAACCCCCCACCAATTGCAAACTTGGATGGGACGGGTTTGAAGATCCAATGGGATATTAAACGTACTAGAGGGTCAACGGTTGACCAAGGGACTATTAGTGTATTCAACTTGTCACCTACGACTCGGAAGTTAATCCATGAGTCCTGGAAGGCACTGTCCACAAATACGGGATACCCTGTTGAGTTTTCATTAGGTTGGGAGGGGTTAGCGGAAAGAGTGATGGTGGGGGATTGTTGGAAACTGACTCCAGAGATTCGACAAGGGGAAGATATCGTCACCAAGTTTGAGATCGGTGATGGTAATAAACAGATGCGAGACGCAACCATTGGGCAGAACTTTTCCTCACTCACAGTCAATGTTATTCTCCAGTTCCTAGTCAATACGGTATTGAAGATTCCCCTTGACCCAATTTCACAAGCATTGATTGTGGCCAAGGCTAGTGAGTTGCCAGTTACCATATGGAATAACTACGTACTCAATGGAGATCCACAGGATCGTCTAGATGAGCTTATTGATCTCCTTGGGCTAGAGTGGAAGATATTCAATGGAATATTTATTGTCACTGACAAGGGAAATGCTGCGACTAGCTTTCCATTGGCATTTGTACTCAATATCGCATCAGGGCTGATTAGTTGGAAACAAATAGACGATGGGGCTATTGAGGTAGTGGCATTAGCAAACCCTAATGTTCGTCCTGGAAATCAGATTATCGTACAAGATAGTTTTGGTATACCTGTTGGAGCACCTGCCCACCGGGTAGAGTCAATACAGTATACGGGCACAACTGACGGTGAATCCATTATGTCGGTTGTTGCCAGAAAGATTACTCCACTATGAGTAGGTCAACTAGAACAGGGGTATTTGAGCTACCAGAGACTCCAGAGTTTGAGGATCTAATCAAGGTATATGGGCGTAGGTTGCGTCTATCCATGCACACAAATACCGTGGGTACAGTTATTGCCTATAACCCGGTAAACCAAACGGCAAGTATTCAGGTTGATTTATTAGAGGTGGTCAAGGTATTATCCTCACCCGTTCCGGGGGTTGACCCTAATGCTATTAATCTGGTAGCCCCCTCACCCCCCATCATCCTAAATAATATCCCGGTAGTGTTTCCACGATCCGGTACTGGGTATTTGACGTTCCCTGTCAACCCCGGTGATACTGGTGTATTGACGGTAATGGAGCGTAGTATCCAAGCATGGCTAAACCGGCCTACTAAAATACCTGTAGACCCGTATCAGAGCGCCACACATGCGTTGCAGGACTCTATATTCGAGCCCGGTGTATCAGACAACCTAAATCGAATTGTGCCACCTACAAGCCTTGTGAGCACGGTTCTACACGATGATATTCAGATCCAGTTAGGACGGTTGGCCGCATTGGGTAATGCACGGTTGACGGATACCGTCGCCCCAGACCCAGGAATGGTGTTATGGATGCAACAGGTAACCGCAGCATTGATTAGCGTTGCGACTCTCCTAAATGCCGCTCCAGGCCCCGTATTGAGTGCCCCTGGTACTGTCCCTGTATTTCCTACAACCCCACCTTCCCCTAACATTGGTAATATCTCTAGTGCATCAACGAAAGTATTGTCGGAGTGATATTCGATAGATATGTTATCAAACACTCCAATAATAGAAAGCATTGAAAAATGGATTTGAAAATTGATAGCAACCACGATTTAGTGTTTTCGCAGGGCGACTTGGTGCTCATTAAGGATGGCCCTGCTATTGGTCAACATATCAAGATGCGATTGGCAACATGGTTGGGGGAGACACCTTACAATACATCGGCTGGTGTTCCATACCGAACGATTATTTTCCAACCTAACACGAGTAGAGAAGCCATTATTTTCATTCTAACACAGGCGGTATTACAGACCCCTGGAGTCATTACTTGCAAGTTGGATTATGTTGCAGACACAACCACAAGAACAATGACCGTAACCGGAAAAGCAACCTCAATCAATGGCCCGATTGATTTCACATTGGATATCAATGAGGGCAACCCGTAATAGGGAGAAGGGGATACAGAATATATGCCTTTGCAATTAGACTCCGATGGGTTGAAAACCCAAACACAGCAAGAGATTTTCGATGAGATTGCGGCCAAATTGCAATCTGTATTTGGTAACTCGCTGAACACCACAATCCAGTCCATTAATGGACAGTTCATGAATATCATGGCCGAATTGCGCGCACTCGACCAGCAAGCGTTGTTGGCCGTATGGCGTAGCTTTGACCCTAACGGAGCTATTGGTGTATCCCTTGACCGTTTGGGCGTATTGACGGGCTCGATTCGTCGGGGGTCTAGTAACTCCACCGTCGAAGGATTTATCACCTTCTCCGGCCCAGCCGTTGTTGCTGATGGTACTTTATTCCTCAACGAAGATCAGAACACTCAATGGGAAACCATTAATGGGCCATACTCTGACACTGGTGGCCCCTATCCTGAACTTGTTCCCGCTCAATTGCAGGCATTGGACACCGGCCCCATTCAAGCACTGGCATTGACCAATTGGGCTCCTATTACGGTTATCCCCAATGTTACGGACTTCACTAACCCAACCGAGGATGCTATTCCCGGTCAGGATGAGGAAACAGACGCAGAGTTTAGACAACGCCGCACGATTGAGTTATTCGCTCCGGGTCAAGGCCCATTGGCAACAATCAGCGCATTGGTCTCAAAGGTCAACACCGCTAACGGTAGAGTGGATTTAGTACGTACTTACCACAATCCTACGATCATGCCAGTGGACTCAAATGGTATCCCATTCAAGGCATTCAATGTTGTGGTGGAGACAACCCCTAACCCACCACCTATAGGGTTACAGCAGGATATTTTCGATGCTATTCTGACGGCTACTGGTGCTGGTGGGTATCCTTGGGGTACTGACTATACTGGAACGGCTGCTGATGAGGAAGGGCAACTACAACCAATCGCATTTGATATTGTGCAAGAGATTGATTTCTACATGCAAGTAGATATCACTACGGC